GCACAGCAAGTCAGCACCAGACTTCCATCTTTCTAGTGTTTTAAATCCTGCTCCGTCTTTTCGTGCTTTTACTTCTACACTTAATTTGTGCCAAGGTTCTTGTCTTATTTCTATATCGTAAGGGAAATCTGGTATCGCTCCGCTCATTGGTTGTCGTCTTGCTTTTATTCCGTGTTTAACGAACTCTTTAACAAGTTTCGCCTCTACTCTGTACCCTTTGCTTTTACTAAATTTACCCATCACTCACCTCTGTTAGTCGTGCTTCTTTAAATGCAGAATCTACATACCTCATCTTCCCTTGTATTTCAAATCCACCTTTGTCTTGTAGTATTTGTCTTGCCTCTTCTTCTGAGTTTGCTTTTATTTCGTAATCATAAAAACATTCAACTGCAAAATTATATGTTTTTTTATTTTTTATCATTTTTGTTTCCTAACTCCTAAAAAATCTATTTGAGAAAACAGAGCAAAATTTTCCCTTTGTGCTAAATAACTCCCTAAGATACGATATGCCTGTACTACACTATACGCTTTTATCGGTATATATCTATAATTAGGAAGCATAAACTCATATATATTTTTAGTTTTCATTTTTTGGCTCCACATCTGATGGTGCTTGTGCATACCAATCTGCACCTAATACTTCTAGGTTTCTTGCACCTACACCTTTGGTTAATTTATTTTTCTTCACTAATTGCATACATATTTTGTGTGCTTGTGAGGGTGATGAGAACGCCAGATGTTCTGCAATCTCTTTATAAGATGGGCTGAACCCATACATACTTAAAAAGTCTTTTACAAACTTTAATACACGTGCTTCATTTGCGGTCATAAATCCTCCTATCGTACCTAAAATCTTTAAATCGTGTGCACTTCATAGCTACTACATTAACTACAGAATCTGCAAATTGTTCTTGCACACTCCACCACGTAAAGACATTACACTTGGCTAGTAAAGGTACAGCATACTTCATATATAATCTACCTTCATATTCTAACCAAAGTGTAACGACAAATATTTTAAACATTAGATTGGAATCTCATCATCAAAATCATCAAGGCCTTCTTTTTCAAATCCTCGTGGTTTTGATTTTTCATCTGTAGTTACAGATGGTGTAGAGTTATCAGATTTAGAATCCATAAGTTTCATTTCTGAATTAAACCTATCTAAATGTATCTCAGCTTTGGTTCGTTTCTCACCATCTTCGGTTGTCCAATCCCGATATGTTAGTCTTCCCTCCAATAAAACCCGACTACCTTTCTTACTATATTTAGAAAGTATGTCAGCAATCTTATCGTCCCAAACAACAACCTTGTGCCATTCGGTATCTTTCTCGCCTTTAACTACTCTGTTTGTAGCTAAAGACAAGATGGCGTAATTAGATCCTGCACCTGTCTGTTTTATTTCGGGGTCAGCACCTAGATTACCTATCAATGTAATTTTATTATACACTCTGTAGTTCCTTTCGTTTAGATTCATATTTAGCTACAGCCATTTGATACAATCCGGGATTGGACTTCTTGGCTTTAGCTATGTTTACTTTTGCCATTTCATAATATCCGGTAGCTTGTTTAATAGTTTTACTACCTTCAATATTAGTAAGAAATGTTTTGATAGCGTCATCATCTGCAGAACCTATCTTCTGGTCTGTTGTATCAAACTCATCTTCTGAATACACAAAGCCGTGTAATCCAACAAGTTTTAGTATGGCTCTATCTACAGCACGTTTCTCTGCCATTGCATATGGATAAGCAACCTTACTATTTTTAGGACTTGCTTCTCCGTAGGTAATGACTTTCATTTTGTCATTGTGTGCATAGCATTTAACTACTGCAATACCTTGTGCAGAGTTTGTTTCTACTTCAAGTATGTCATCAATGACAACACCTGCTTTTGCTCCAACAAGTTCACAGTATTTGTGTAACATAACTAGTGTTGCTTTACCACCACGCTTTAGTTCCCAGAGTGCGTGTTCGGGTTTAAGATCATACTCTTGTAGTATTTTCTTTACTCTTGGTTCAATGTTACCCATCATATTAACCTCCTTTGTTTTCTTTGATGGTTAGGTGTCCTGCTTTTGTTCTTGATATCTTGATACCACCACCTTCAGCAAGACGACAGTTGGCAGGTATTAATTCTTTCAATACCTTACCAACTGCTCGGTGTTGATCGTATGGTATTTTCGTTTCACGCCAAGTATGTGCATTAGCTACAAACTCATTGTTCTTCTCCATATCAATACGAATCATATCGTTGACTTTTATGTTGTTTGTATAGTCTTGTATTATTTTTTCTGCTTGTAAGTTTTCTGGTTCTTTGTCTGTTAGTATATGTTGCTTCCAAAAGGTATCTTCCATTTCGTAAAGCATTTTTATGTAATCATTGTCATATTGTATTTCACACCATTCGTATCTCATATTACCAAAAATTACTGAGAGGTACGCTCTATCCATCATTGCAACTTGCATATAATGTTGTAGCTGAGGCATATATTTTCGTATAACATTCTCTAAAGTGTTGTTGGTATTGGTATGCTTACACTCTAGGACACAAATTTTGTCACTAACATTTACCATTCCATCAAGACTAGCGTGGCGAAATCCATCTGTAAATTCGTGTTGATTACTAGCTGATAATAGTTTATGTCCTGTTTCCTGAGCAAACCATTGCTTGTTTAATTCTTCTGTAACAATGCCGATTTGTACAGGTAACACCCGATCCAAGTTGGCAGGTTCTTGACGCCCTGTCTTCTCTAGCCAGAGTGTGTGCCAATCACCTTCCATAATGCGTATAGCATCTGAACCACCAAGTGTTTTAGGTCGTTCTACTTTTTTCTTTGGTTGCATATTATACTCCTTTCGTATCTATTTTATAGCACTTTTGTACTATGTTTGCAAACTTTTTTGTTTTTAAATATGTATTTTCTATGAACAACATTCCGTGTTCGTATGGTGGTTCATAGATAGCAAGAAAGTCTGCAGGTACAGGCAACCTCCTGTACTTGTAAGTCTTTATTAATTCTATTGTGTATTCTTCTATAATACATTGTGGATATTTTGCTAATATGTCTTTGTATATTTTTAAACCAAGTTCATTAGGTACATCACAGCCAAATGTAGAGGCACACATTTCTATAGCCGTGCCTATATATTTAGGATCTGCAGGTAACATAAGTTTTTGACAATGCAACAATGAGCTTCGTAACAGATTAAGATATCGTAATGCGTTTCGTTCTGTAGCTACATACTCATCTACTTTGTTCTCTTTGATTGCTAATAGCAAAGACATTGTTAATCCTTTCACGGCGTTTTTGAGTATCCTTGGTGGTTTGAGTTGTATTGGATTGGAATTTCTTGGAACGCAGTAACCAAGATCGGAAAGCGTATTGCCAATCTGACTTATGTGTTCCACCTGCCCGATAATGGTTGATAAAGATTTTAAGTTCTTGTTCATAGTTATACCTTTCTCCAAATTCTTCTGTAATCCAACGCTTTGTATCGTAGCTTGGCTCAAAAGTTTTTGGGATTTGAGATTGATGTACATTGAGAATAAAGTTAAAGCCAAGCACAGTTATCCAATTAAAAAACATAGTGCTGCTTGGTTGCTTTTTACCACATTCCCAAAGCGATACTAACGAATCGGAAACACCTAGTTTTTCTGCAACTTCTTGCGAAGATAATCCTAGGTGTTGCCGTCTTTCTTGTAGTTCTTTGACTGCAATTCTATACATATGGACTCATCAATATTTCACATTCGGAATATGATAAGTCATCTGCACAGCTTTGTCTAACTTCAAGGAACTTTGTATTCTTAAACCTTTGTGTTGAGAGCAAGAGCCTTGCATAATAAGGTTTGTGATTGTTATTTATTTTGAATTGTTTATCAGTAGTATTTACCATTGTTTCCCAACGAACACGATTGATAAGCATTTCACTTGATAATTTTTTGTGTCCGTGATGTACCATATCAGATGCAAACTGTAGGTACAGTTCCCAAACTTTTGGGTTATCTAAATGAAAATCAATGAACTCGCAAGTGTTTGGCGACTTACCAAACTTTAAAGTCTTGCGATCAAATTTTAAGTCAACATTATATTTATCCATAATATACTCCTTTGTTTTAATGAATTAATGGTGGGCAGTAGTTAACGGAGACTGCTACTGGCAATCGCTACTGCCCATATCATTGCAAGGAACAACAACAAACCCTTGCATATGATTCTATAAATATTTATTCCAATGCTCATTCCACATTTCTAATGTAATAGCATTATATGTTTCGTCGTGCATATCACTTGCTTTTGCATTTGGAAATAGTGGTGATGATAATATGGTAGGTTTGAATGGTCGTACAGCAAATCTAAATTCTTGTATTGTTTCAGACTCGCCAAGTCTTGCTACGACTTCATCAAAAATTTGATCTTCTCGCATAATATATTCCTTTCGTACTATTATTATACTATTAATATACTATTATGCAACAAGTTCTTGCCATTGTTTAGAACCTAATGTTTTAGATACTTCATCTTCTCTACGTTTACGAATAGCGTGTCCACGCTGTCCATCTGTATGAGTAGACCAATATGTCATTGCATTGTACAACGCCCATTTAGTTCTGCCTAATGTACGTGCTTCTCTATCAAAACCTTCAAGTAATGTTTCTGTTCTTGTTACATTGTAAGGTATAGAATTAGTAGAACGTTTGAATGTTTTGCATAATGTTTGTTCAAGAAATCTTTGAACTGAATGTGGATGCAACTTGATATGTGCCCATTGTGAATAGTCCATACCAGAATCCATAAAGAAATCAAGACCAGATTTTACACGATCCGTAATACTTTGAATGTTTACATTGGTTGTATGTTTGAATCGTAATGTTGATGCGTTCATTGGTGTAGTGCAACCATTCATACACCACAAACGTAAGCCATCACATATAGTTGCAAATGCCCACGATTGGTCATATGAATTAAAGAAGTTGATACGAAACTTTATGATATCATCTTTCTGTGGTTCTACTACAAGGTTGTTGAATGTAACAGAGCCACGCATTTTTGCACCTGCCTCAAAGACTTCTATCTTGGTTTCGTAGTCAAACATACCCGTCTTTTCAACGCCTTGCATAACTTTATCAACCACATCTTTGTGTGCTATTGGTTTGTATTTACTGCCGTGAATACCCAGAACTTGTCCGGTATCTGTACGTACACACGCTCTAGCCATATCAGTAGGTACTTTGTAATTGTCTTTACCAATCTGGCCTGTCGTGTTTAGTGCTTCAAGTTCCACCATTTCTGTTGGAAACTCGTAGTCTTTTTTTATATCATCTAACATATTTACTCCTTTGTTTATGGTTAGATTAATGTTAAGCTAAAGTTCATACTTTTCCTTTCGTAGTAGATCAGCTAGCCCCTTAGCTTGTTCTTTAAGTATGGTTAGAGAAGTGGTGATGCGTTCCAAATTATCTTGCGATAACTCTTTCGCTTCACAATTATGCAAAGCCACTTCGATAGCACCCGTGCATTTTAATATAGTTCGCATCTCATATTCACACTTAATTAGGTATTGTAGAGCGTAAAGTTCAGAATTCAACTCCCACTCATACTGTTGTTCTAATGCTTCAATCGCCAATAGTTTTCACCCCCTTATTAATCATTGCTTTTAGTTCTAATAGCCGTGCATAATTAAAACCACAATCATTTGTATCCATTTCTTTAGCACCAATGACCTCTTCCCATTCGTTTACTAAGTCAGTAAGACAGTAAAAAAAATGTTTTTTATTATTGAATGCAGAATTTTTAGTCAGTTTTACTGATAGAGCCATTTGCAATCCTTTCTAGTTTGTCTACAGCTACAGCAATTTCTTTCATATAACCAACATATTCTTCAGAGATCATATTGTTTTCTATTTGCAATAAACAAAGCTGTGTCAAGAACTTCATTTCTTCATAGTGGTGCATAGCCAAACCAAATTTGTCGTGTGATAATTTATCTTTGGCATACAAGTCAGATATCTTTTCTTGATATTCATTAGACATCTCTCGGAATGTATTGATCCGATTGATTTCTTTGACGTGTTCTTCACGCACAATAGTTTCATAATGATGTTGGCGTGAATCTTCTTTTAAATACTTAGACATAATATACTCCTTTGTTTTTAAGTCTAATATAGCTATAGCTACATCTCGTTCTGTTAAAGATGTAGCTACAGTTTAAATGTTTTTGTTTTTGTCACCAACGGCATAACTAACCTGATCAACAGTAAGTATCACAGTCCGTCTACAAGGTACAAATTCCAAAAACCTTTTGCCAAGCATAGGATTCAAACCTATTTAGTCTTGACATAGTTGCACATTGCTAGTCAGTTTTATAGCAACTAGTCGGGCTATGCAACCATAGTGCAGGACAGTATATGAGGAAGGATTTGTGTGTCCTGCATTATGGTGGCACTCGCCTTGCATAGTGCTATGATAGTGACCCCCCCCGAGTGAGGGACGAGTGAGGGGGGGGTCACTTACTCTTGGATATATGTTTGACCAATTCAACTCCATATATTGATATGTATGTACAAAAGTATAGCAATGATGTCCAGAATTCAAATTCACTCTTATGCCAACCATCTATGACGACAATAGAAGAATAAATAAATACTGAAAATAAAATTAAATGATAACGAAAAGCCATATTACAATCCTTTATGAATATAAAAAAACTCTGTACCGAATGAACGATACAGAGTTTTATGATTAGTATTAAATGTCGGTTGAGTATTTAGAATTAGTTTTCATATTGTTTCGCTTCTTCATCTCAAGATGTTTAGAAACGTCATCAACTAATTTTGCCACATCTGATTCAGAATGACCATCTAAACCAATGAAATCACCGACAAACTTATTAAACAACTGAACATATAACTCAATCAATCGTTTCATATTTTTAACGACTTCCTGAGCTTGACCACATTTGGAACGTTGTTCTGTAATCTTTTCATCTCCATACAAAGATTCTCGTTCCTCCATTTGGTCAAGAGTGTTCTCCAAACTGTTAAGATAATTTTGTTTATTATCTCTTTGTGAATGTAGATAATTTAATGTTCTCCCATACAATAAGATGTTATCAATGTTCCAAGTAATGTCGTAACTTTCATCAGTATAAGACATACCATCAGAAATAGGTGGAACCATTGAGGAATCCATCTGCTCTGTGAACGCTTTGACAGTATCATCAAGGGTGAGTAATTTAGAAGAAACATTTTGTGCTCTTGTTGTTGTTGTAGAATTTGCCATATCAATTCTCCTTTCTTTGTTAGTTTTGATTGACGCATTCAACTATTCATATCCAGATTTCACCTACAACATATGCACCATACCAAGGAACGACTATGGCCTGTCAAAAAAAATATTTGCAACAAACCAAGGAGTAGGGGGATTTCCCCCAGAAATCCATATCTTTTTGACTCCCACAAGAGGCAAAAAGATTGACCTATGACTATGGGATTGTTAGTAAATATTTATTTTGATGCAATGTTGTAGGTGAAATCTGGCATATGACATAGTAGAATCGGCAATCCAAACTACCCAAAGAGAGGGGAATAGATATGCAAATACTACAATAACAACAGGAGTGCAAAATGTTTCTTCTAAATTAGGAGCAACAGTATCATTTAGTATATTGTCAAAGGGTTCACAGAGTAGATGGAATGACGATATGTGTAACCTATTTCAGATGGTATGTTGTTACTGATGAAAGTTACGCTCATTACTTGTGGTTATTGATAAATGTATGGGAAACTTAAATTCTCTACATTTGCAAAGAGTTCAAAATTATCTTAACAGTTTGGAGAACACCCAAATGGAGCGATAATTTTTGTATGGAGGTGTAAAGATACAACGTTTTAATGTGGTCAAGCGAAGGAGTAAAATATGGAATGATTGATTGAGTTATATGTACATTTGTTTTTGTCGGAGATTTTATTGGTTTGGGTGGACAATCTGAATGTGGTGAAATTAGTAGATGATGTTTCATCTTGAGGGAAGAAGGAAACAAGTGAAAACTGATTCACTCAACCCATTTAGTACTAATCATAAAACTGTGTATCCTCATTTGGTACAGATTTTTTTAGATTCAGAATAAACAAAGAGTGCGAAGCACACCGATAGTTAGTATGTTGACTTTTTTAACAGTTGCTGATATATGAAGATTATGTCCGTTGCAATAAAAGAAAGCAATCAAATTACTCCCAAAGCAAAGAAGTTAGTTGATACTCTCGTAGCTACGGGATGTACAATAACTGAAGCGTCAAAACTCGCAGGATATAAAGGAAACTCATCAAGAGTAAGTGCAAGTCGTATGCTACGAAATCCAAAGGTACAGCAGTATATGTTTGAACAGATACAACATAACTTGGGGATGAGTGCAGTTAAAGCGCAATCAAGGTTGCTTGACTTATGTTCTGGTGCGAAGTCAGAGTATGTACAACTTGAAGCCAGTAAGGATATACTTGATAGGGCAGGATTCAAAGCACCAGATAAACATCAACATATGGTCAAAGGTGATTTCTCAATCAATATTGACCTCAAGTGATATCAAGGACTGTTTTTTTGCACATCCACCTGTGTAAGCAGGTGGGGTCTAAAAAATACCCTTGCATCTTATAGAGAAGTCCTACTCACTCGTTAGAGTCGTTTAAGGTTCGTTGCTTGTAATTTTTTTTTTTTTCTGTTAAGGTTCGGTTATGGTTACTTACATAATTGTATCAATGATCTTGTACGTGGTATTCTAATGGCTAAATCACCGGCGTGGCAAAGAAAGGCAGGAAAGAATCCTAAAGGAGGATTAAATGCAAAAGGTCGTGCATCTTATAAAAGACAAACAGGTGGTACATTAAAAGCACCGGTCAAGTCTGGAGATAATCCTAGACGGGCATCTTTTTTAGCACGGATGGGAAATATGCCGGGGCCTGAACGAGATAGCAAAGGTAGACCAACTCGTTTACTTTTGTCATTAAGAGCGTGGGGTGCCTCAAGTAAAGCTGATGCAAGACGTAAAGCCAAAGCAATGTCAATACGATTAAAAAATAAAAAAAAGAAAGGAAAGAAATAATGCCCGGATATAAAATGCCAAAACCAATGAAAACTAAAAAGAAGAAGAAGAAGTAATGAAAGGCGTTCCTCATTACGATAAAGATGGTAAAGAACACAAAGGCGGAACTCATAAAATGCCTGATGGTTCTTTACACTCTGGCAAGACACATACATCTTCTAGTAAAAAATTATTTCACTTTAAAGACTTGTCAGCCAAAGTAAAAAGAAAAGTGCTTATGTTGACAAAAAAGAAAAAGCAAGGATAATAACATTATGGCTTATACAGGAACATACGAACAAGAATTACGAAAAAATCCTACTGACTATAAACTTCGTGCAATGGGAAAACGAAAGTATGAACTTAGAAGACGTGAAGATGGTAAAGTAACTATTTCTACTAAAGGCGAACCAAAGAAACGTGAAGATTTTAGATCAGATAAGAATGCTATTGAATCAGAAAGAAAAAGTAGAAAACGAACAAAAAGTATTTTTGATGCTGTTAAAAAAGTAAAAGAGGAACAAAAATCAAAAGAACAAAAAGGATCGCCATCTAAACAAAAAGAAGTTAAAACAAGTAAAGATGATGTTCGTAAAACAGATAACGAAGGGGAAAGAAAAAGAAAAATAGAATCACAAAATAAACAAAGAAAAGATGTAAGTATTCCTAGTCAAGCACTTGAAAATTTAGCAACAGGAACAGCGGCATTTAGTTTATTAGCAGGAGGATATGGATTAAAAAAATTAAAAGAAGCAAAGAATAGACAAAAGTTACAAACGGCTGTGAACAAAATAAAGGATTTACCAAAAGATCAACAAAAAGAAGTAGGAAAAAGAATTGGTAAAAAAATGGCAGAAAAAATGAAAAATGCCAAACCTTCTCTTAAACAAAAAATTAAAACCCAACTTGCAAAATTAAAACAAAAACTTGCCTCTGGATTAAAAAGCAAACTTACAGCAAAAACAGGTGGCTCAAGAACAGGAGCACCTGCAGGAATGGGAGTAGGTGGCACACCTTTTGGTGGTAAGGATTTTGATGGCAGACGGAAAAAAACAATCTTCTAAAAAATATCCACAGAAAAATTATTATGTTCTTTGGAATATATATCATACACTTTTAGCTTTATTTTTAGGATTAATTGTTATAATAGAATTAATTGAACTAGTGAGGTATTGGTGAATAAAAAATTAGAAAAAAATAAAAAAGTTGCCCAAAGTATGGAAACGTCAAGACTTGCAGAACTTCAACGTCATAGAGAAAAACAAATAAAAGATTACGCAGAATTTAAAATGATAAAAGGTCATTCTAAAGAAAAAGCATATGCAATGGCAAAACAACATATATTAAATAGTAATGAGTAGAAATTATAGACACGAGTATGATTCTTTCCAATCATCTTCTTCGTCAAAAAAAGATCGTGTAAAAAGAAATAGAGCACGACGACGTGCTCTTAAACTTGGTATCGTACAAAAAGGTGACAATAAACATATTCATCATATAGATGGTAACCCACAAAATAATGCACTAAGTAATTTACGAGTGGTAACAGCATCATATAACACAGCAAAAAAATGAGTACAGCAAAGAAAAAAAATCCTTCATTATGGAAACGTATTGTAGCTAGAATAAAAGCACAAGCATCACACGGAACTGCGGCAGGTCAATGGTCAGGAAGAAAAGCCCAAGCCGCCGTCAAAGCATATAAAAAAGCAGGAGGTGGATATAGTGGTGCTAAAAAGAAATCTAACTCATTATCTAAATGGTCAAAACAAAAATGGCGTACAAAGTCAGGAAAAAAATCTTCAGAAACAGGAGAACGTTATTTACCAGAAAAAGCCATTAAAAAATTATCATCAAAAGAATATGCGAGAACTACGGCTAAGAAAAGAAAAGATAAAGCGAGTGGAAAACAATTTAGTAAACAACCAAAATCTATTGCAAGAAAAGTAAGGAGATATAGAAAAGTATGACAATATTTACTAAATATTCTATTAGAGAAATAGATACACTACGTACTGTTGTTAAATCACAACATATGAAACATTACCCAAAAGAGTTTGTTAATAACCACGAAGCTGATAGAATTATAGAATCTCTATCGGAAGAAGCTAGAGAAAAACTATATGAACTAGCGGTTAATTATGGCATCACTAAATTATAAACCTGATGGACAGGTACTAAAAGAATTCTTAAAAAATGATACTTTCTTCAGAGGAATACGTGGCCCTGTAGGAAGTGGTAAATCTGTTGCCTGTTGTATTGAAATAATAAAACGAGCAATCTCACAAAAACCAAATGAAGATGGAATACGTAAAACCCGTTGGGCAGTTATTCGTAACACAAATCCACAGCTTAAAACAACCACAATCAAGACTTGGCTAGATTGGTTTCCCGAAGAAGATTGGGGTGGTTTTACTTGGAGTGTACCTTACACACACAAACTTAAAAAGGGAGATATTGACTGTGAGGTAATCTTTTTGGCTCTTGATAGACCAGAAGATGTAAAGAAACTGTTATCTCTTGAATTAACGGGGGTATGGATAAATGAGGCACGAGAGATTCCTAAAAGTATTGTTGATGCTTGTTCTATGCGTGTTGGTCGTTTTCCATCTATGCGTGATGGTGGCCCAACATGGTATGGTGTTGTTTGCGATACCAACCCACCAGATACCGATCATTGGTGGGCAATAATGGCAGGTGAAACTATTATACCTGACTATATTAGTAAACAAGAAGCAAAGATGCTGATTAAACCAGATAACTGGAAATTTTTTAATCAACCACCTGCTATGGAGGAAGTTAAAGATAAAAACAATCAGGTGGTTGAATATAAAAATTATAATCAATCTGAAAATCAAAACAACCTTACACAGAATTATTATAGAAATATTATTAGAGGTAAAACAAAATCGTGGATAGATGTATATGTATTAAATAAACTTGGACAGGTAGAAGATGGCAAACCTGTTTATGAAGCATTTAGACAAGATGTACACGTAGCTAAAGGTGAATTAGCTATTGCCGAATCATTACCAATCTATATGGGTATTGATTTTGGATTAACTCCTGCCTGTGTATTTGCACAAAAAATAAGAACAAGATGGATAGTATTAGAAGAACTTGTAGCTGAAGATATGGGTATAGTAAAGTTTTCTGACTTAATGAAACAATCTATGGCAAAGTATCACCCTAGACCATTTTATATATTTGGCGATCCTGCCGGTGATCATAGAGTGCAAACAGATGAAAACACACCTTTTCAAATATTAAGAGGTAAAGGTATAACTGCCCGACCCGCACCTAGTAATGATGTAACACTTCGGTTAGAAAGTGTAAATGCTACACTAACAAGAATGGTAGATGGTGAATCTGGTATTCTTATAGATAAAAGTTGTATTAATTTAATTAGAGGATTTGCAGGTGGTTATCACTATAGACGACTACAAGTATCAGGGGAACGCTATGATGAACGCCCAAATAAAAATAGATTTTCACACATTCATGATGCACTTCAATATTTATTATTGGGTGCAGGTGAGGGTAGGTCGTTGACGATTGGAACGAAATATAGTAAACCTATAATAGCGAAACGTAATTTTGATGTTTTTAGTGGTCAAGCTAAAAACATTTATGAAAGAAGGAGGTAAACTATGTGCGGAGGCGGAGGCGGATATACACCACCACCACCACCACCACCTAGCCCTTATGAAAAAACATTACGCCAACAAAGAGCAGAAGCTAGGCGTAATGAGTTAGCTGAAAAGGCAAAACAGAAAGATGAAGCGTATCAAGAAAGTGTTGCCGATTTATCAGGAAAAAGAGGTAGACGTTCTCTACTTTCTGGTAGAAAAAGCGGACAAGGGTTTTTGGTTAGTGGGGATATACAAACTAGACAAACTCTAGGAGTATAATGGTTGTAGATGTTAAACCACAAACTACTATTGATTTATCTGAATCAAAGGTAAATCAACTATTAGCACGTTATCGTAAAGCGAAAGCTATCAAAGATCAATGGACACCTATCTTTGAAGATTGCTATGAATATGCATTACCTCAACGTGAATCGTTTTATTCTGAAAGCATAGCAAAAAGAAGAAGTGAATCTATATTTGATGAAACTGCCGTAGTAGGTGTACAAGAATTTGCTTCACGATTACAAGCAGGTATAGTTCCTAACTATGCAAGGTGGGCTGATTTAACATCTGGCACAGAAATACCAAAAGATCAACAAAAAGCTGTAAATGAAAACCTTGACCAAGTTACAGAATATATATTTGAAATATTACAAAACTCTAATTTTTCTCAAGAAGTACACGAAACATTTTTAGATTGTGCTGTAGGAACAGGAGTATTGCTTGTAGAAGAAGGTGATGCTGTACAACCTGTACGCTTTCGCTCTATTCCTTTACCACAAGTATTATTAGATTCTGGATATGATGATAAGATAGATCACGTATTTAGAGAACGATATATAAAATTTAAACAAATAACTGTTGCCTATCCAAAAGCTACAATACCAGAACGTATGATGGAAGAAATGAGTAAGAATCCTGATAAAGATTGTAAGGTTATAGAAGTTATATATAGAAATTATGAAAATACAAAAGAAGAAGAATACAAATATTGTGTAATATCAGAAATGTATCAAGCAGAATTATTTAACGATACATTTAAAGGTATAGGTTCTAATCCTTTTATTATATACAGATGGAGTAAATGTGCAGGAGAAGTGTATGGTAGAGGCCCACTTCAATTAGCTTTACCTGCAATTAAAACTGCAAATCTAGTTATAGAATTAATATTAGAAAATGCCCAAATGGCAATATCGGGAATGTATCAAGTTGAAGATGATGGTGTTATTAATGTAGATAATATACAATTAATTCCCGGAACAATCATACCAAAAGCTGTAGGCAGTAGCGGTCTGACACCTGTCGCACCTGCGGGTAACTTTCAAGTATCTGATTTAGTTATAAGAGATATGCGACAAAATATTAAAAAAGCCTTATATAATGATATGTTAGGCAACCCAAACGAGAAAACTCCAATGTCAGCAACAGAAGTAGCAGAACGTATGGCAGATTTATCTCGTCAAATAGGTGCGGCATTTGGTCGTTTACAAGCTGAACTTGTTAATCCTGTACTACAAAGAGTAATATATATTTTAAAAAAACAAGGAAGAATAAATATACCTACTGTTAATGGCAGAGAAATTAAAATACGTTCTTCTTCGCCACTCGCACAGGCACAGCAACAACAAGATGTAGCAACAATAGATCGTTTTGTTGCAATGTTGCAAGGCAGAGTAGGGCCACAGATTACAAACCTATTAATTAAACAACAAGATATGGCTAAATTTATAGCCAAAAAATTAGGTGTTCCAGAAGAATTAATACGTTCTGATGAGGAAATGATACAAGCAGGGCAACAATTACAACAGATGGGTGCTAATATGCAAGAACAAGGTATTGATCCAAAACAAGCATCAGATGTTGCAAAATCATTTACAGGGTGATATAAAAGTAGAATGAAAACTACAAAGCCCAATCGTATAATTGGTTTGGACAACTTTGAAAGAAATCCCCAAGAAGAACAACAAATCAATACGTTATTTGAAAGTGTGTTTAAAAGAGAAGATGCACAAGCTATTTTGTCTTATTTACGTCAAATAACTATTGAATCTGTAGCGGGGTCAGAAATATCTGATGCTTCTCTACGTCATCTTGAAGGACAGCGATATATTGTTGGACTAATGCAAAGACGATTTAATAAAGGGCGAAGTCAACGTATAATAAAGGAGAAACAAGATGTCAGATAATGCTGAAGAAAATCAAGAACCTGTACCTGAAAACATTACACAAGACCCTCAACCAGAACCACAACCTATAGAGGCAGATGTTCCACGTGAAACAATTTCAAAAGAAAGGCCAGAGAATGTGCCTGAAAAATTTTGGAATGCAGAAACAGGAGAGATACGCACAGATGAATTATTAAAATCAAATGAGCATTTAGAGAAGTTTGTTGGAGGAAAAAAAGACGAACTACGTGATGAAATTATTAATGAATTATCGGAAGAAGCAGAATCAGAAGTACCTGAAGAATATGCTTTACCTGCACTTCCAGAAACTATTACAGAACAAGATGTGGTTGAAAATCCATTGTTTGATTGGTGGAAAGATCATTGTGTAAATAATGCGTATAACCAAGAAATGTTTGAAGATGGTATAAATAAATTCATTACTGCACAAAATCATTATCAACCAAATTTAGATGATGAAGTAAGTAAACTAGGTGAAAATGCACAACTGCGTATAGATGCAGTAGATGCTTTTGCACAAAGTCATTTTGGTGCTGATGATTATGAATATTTACAAACAACATTAGGACAATCTGCAAGAGGTATTGAAATATTAGAAAGAGTTATGGATATGCAAAAACAAAATATTTCAAGACAACAATCAGAACCAATGAATAAATTATCATTAGAAGATGTCAGAAGTATGATGAAAGATCCTCGTTACTTTGATCCTAAAGAAAGAGATGAATCGTTTGTAAGACAAGTAGATGATGCGTTTCAGAGATTATACAGATAATGTATATGGATATAGCAATCCCTGATGATTGCTTTGAACTTGCACCTAAAATAAAACAAACAGATAAGTTTGAATTAGCTGTTATGGGTAAAGACCCTTTATGGACTTTACTCTATCCTTTTCGTATCAATAGACCTAATGTTCATACTTTTGGTGTATATCAAGATGATGGTACAATAGAAGCAATGTTTGGTTGTTGTTCATCAATGGATAACGAAAAAAAAGGTACGGCGTGGTGGTTAAGCACAGAAGAACCTTTTGCTAATTATAGGTATATGCGACATCAAAAAAGAGTGTTTACTTGGTTGGCAAGTCATTATTCTTACTTGTGGAATGTAGCAACAGAAGAACAAGAAAAAACATTACGTTGGGTTAAATATATGGGTTTTACAATTTCTGATAGACCCCTACTTGTCAAACGTGTAAAAATGAAGTATTTTTATATAGAACCGAAAGGTTTTAATGGTGAACCCATAGATGATGTGTGTGGCCCACGTTGGAGAACCCTTAATCAGAATTCTACGGACAATTCATAAACTGTAATATTAACTAAATAGGAGATAGGAATGGCAACTTCCATTACTACTGCCTTTATTAAGCAGTTTGAATCTGAAGTACATATGGCATACCAACGTATGGGTTCTAAACTGAGAAATACAGTAAGACAGCTTAATAATGTAAAAGGCAACCAAGCGAGATTCCAGAAGGTGGGCAAAGGGTCTGCGACTGAAAAGTCAAGACACGCTAATGTTCCAACTATGGAAGTAACGCACAATACAGTTGACGTAACTCTATCTGATTTCTATGCGGCAGATTATGTTGATAGATTAGATGAGTTGAAAACTAACATTGATGAAAGACAAGTGCTTTCTCAATCAGCGGCGGCGGCATTGGGTAGAAAAACAGATCAACTTATTGTTGATGTACTTGATGCAGGGTCTAATAGTAACAACGTAGCACACGGGTCTGCGGCATTAACACTTGCTAAAGCCCTAACAGTTTACGAAGCATTTGGTGAAGCAGATGTACCTGATGATGGACAAAGATACTTTGTCGTATCACCTGCAGGTTGGGCTGATCTTTTAACAATAGATCAGTTTTCAAGAGCAGAGTACATTGGTGAAAAAGAATTACCATATGCAGGTGGTATGACGGCTAAGAGATGGTTAGGATTTTTATGGTTCACATTCTCTGGTTTGTCAATTTCTGGTACAACTAGAGATTGCCACGCTTGGCACAGATCATCAGTTGGTCTTGCTATGGGTTCTGATATCAGAACTGAAGTAAACTATATTCCTGAAAAGGTCAGTAATCTAATCACTTCATATATGTCTATGGGTGCTGTGATGATTGACAATGATGGTGCTATAGAATGTCAAATAACAGAATAGGAGAAAACTAATGGCTTTTACTCAAGCAAACTTAAAAAAGATTGCAGGTGGTGGAGATCAGAATGTTTATCTCTACAACTCTGCAGATGCTGTAGGTACTATTGCAGGATCTGGATATTTTAACAATGCTACCAATCAGCTTAAACAGAATGATGTAATCATTGCTGTTGGGTCTACAGGTGGCACAAGAACAGTAGATGTCCTTGTTGTATCAAGTGCAACAGCGGCGGCTACAGTTACTTGTATTAATGGTACATAGGGTATTGGGGGAGGCGACTCCCCCGATATTTAGATTATGGTAAGTAAAATAGATATATGTAATCAAGGATTAGTTTTAATTGGAGCAAACACTATTGCTTCTTTTACTGACAATACAACAGAAAGTAAGGTTGCTAATCAACTTTATGAAACAACATTGCGTTCTATGTTAACAAAAGCTAGATGGAGATTTGCTTCTAAACAAGCACAACTTTCAAAACTTGCAACCGATCCTTTAGATAAATGGGATTCTGCATACCAAATACCTAATGATGCAATATTAATACACACACTTACAGTTTCGGATAATGTTATTGTATTTGATAGATACAACGAAGAATTATTTACAAACACAAGTACTAACGATATTGTTGTTTGTCATTACACATATCAACCACACGAAGCAGAATTACCAGACTATTTTGTACAAGCCCTTGTATTTGAACTTGCTAGTTTATTTGCAGGTGCAATAGCAAGAAATGATAATTTGTCTACACTATATCAAAGACGTGCTCAACAACAATTATTACTAGCACGTAGTACAGAATCACAAACACAAACTACAAGAAAATTGAACACAAGTTTACTTATAGAAGTAAGAAATAGAGGAACTGCAGATGGTATTAGAGCAGTTGTACCAAGTAGCAGTAGTTAATGAATGGCAATACAACGTGTACACCAAAACAGTTTTACTCGTGGAGAAGTTGATGAAACTGTTATATCACGAACTGATATAGCCGCATTTCAACAATCACTTAAAAAAGCTAGAAATGTTTTTGTTTTAAATCAAGGCCCTGTTGAAAGACGACAAGGAACTTTGTTTAGATATGATTTAGGTGAATCTACTAGAATAGAACCATTTATATTTAATGAAAATCAAGAATATATAATTGCATTTCAAAATACTAAATGTAAAATTTTTTCTACTAATGGTACATTATTGCAAAGTTTTACAAGCTGTGCGTGGACTACAAGTAATCTATTTGAACTTACTTATACGCAACAAGCGGATACAATGATAATTACTCACAATGATTTTAAACCCAAAATAATTACACGAACAGGAGCAACAACATTTACTATTACAGATTTTGCATTTAAAGAAAGTACAAATCAAGACCAAGTGTATCAACCATATTTTAAATTTGCTGAAGATTCTATTACACTAGATATTGACCAAACAACAGCACAAACAGGTGTAACCTGTACAACAAGTGCAGATTACTTTTCAGCAACTATGGTAGGAACACGTATACGTTATCACGAATCTGAATTATTAATTACTGCCTATACCAATCCAACAACAGTAACAGCTACATTAAAAAAAGATGTAAGAATAGAATTAGATGATGACCCTTTAAAAAGTGAAGAAGGAAGTGGTACAGTTACAGTATTGCATCCTGCACACGGCTTTGCAAATGGTGCTAGTGTAACTATAGAAGGTGCAGAGTCTATACTTAATGAAGATGGTAATGGATTGGCGGCAGGTAATTTAAATGGCACATTTACTATAGCTGTATTAGATGACGATAGATATACCTATACAGCGGGTTCAAGTGATACAGGAGGAGATTCAGCAGATGGAGGAGGTACTAATGTAAGAATTATAGGACACCCACCAACAAAACAATGGGATGAGCAAGTGTATAGTGATTACAATGGTTATCCTACTACGTGTAAATTTCATCAACAAAGATTATTTTTTGCAGGCGGTGCAATAAGTGATTTTGTTGCCGGTAGCAAAACAGCAGATTTTTTTAATTTTGATGTTGGAGCAGGTGAGGATACAGACTCTATACAGATTGCTATATCATCTGATCAAATAAATGAAATACGACATTTAGTATCTGGTAAACATTTAGAAATATTTACAAGTACAGGTGAGTTTTATCTTAAACCACAAGTAGGTAGACCACTTACACCATCAGATTTAAAATTAGAAAGACAATCTAGTTTAGGTGCTACCCAAAAATGTATGCCACGATTGTTTGATGGTGCGGCAATATTTGTACAACCTAATGGTAAAACTGTAAGAGAGTTTTTTTATAATACAGCTACGGAAGATTATGTTCCAACTGTATTAACATTTTTATCACCACAAGCAGTTAATGACCCTACAGATACAGGTATTATAAAATCAACAGGTGCAAAAACAGAACAGTTTATTTTATTTGCAAATAGTGATGGTTCATTAGGTGTATTTTCTGCACAAAGACAAGAAAAACTAGCAGGGTGGGTAATATGGCAAACAGATGGTAGTTTTTTATCCACAGCAGGTATTACTTCATTTTTATATACTGTTGTTAAAAGAACAGTAAATGGTGCAGATAAATATTATTTAGAACAAATATCTAATTCGCAATTTGCATTACCCACAGATTGTTCAGTAAGTAAAATATTATCGGGATCATATCAGCCACACGGCACAGTATTAGTAAATGGTGCTGTAACGTCAAGTAGACAACTTACACTAGATGGTTTTACTAATGCACCAACAACAGGAGAAAAATTTAAAATTGGTGGTGCATCTACAGAATATATAATACAAAGTGCAAATGCTACAGGAACTTCTGGTGAATATATAGTTGTTATTGATCAAACAGTTTCGGCATCTGATAATGCTACAATAGAGTTTACAACAAGTCGTGTGTTTACAGGACTTAATACTAACCCTGATTTACGTGGAAAAATTGTACACGCTACATCTGGATCTGATGAAGAAGATGATATACGATACTATGGTTCAGGAACAGTATCGTCAGGAGGGGTAGTTAATTTTCAATTACCGGCAAGTGCGTGTGATATAGGATTAAACTATACAGTTGAAATAGAAACACTACCTATTGATTCTGTTCAACCAATAAGAGGTTTAGGATCTACATATGGTTATCCTCGTAAAATAGGTAAAACTATATTGGAATTATCTAAAACATATAATTTACAAGTAAATACTAATGATGTATTGCTTAATGATAATGGATTACAAATGGTAGGATATACAGGAAAAAAAGATATACATACATTAGGATATACACAAACTCCTTTTGTTTCTATAACACAAACTGTGCCTGTGCCTTTTAGAATATTGGCTATAACTTCGGAGGTATATTTCTAATGTGTGGAGCAGTATTAGGATTTTTTGGTAGTCTATTTAGTAACGAAAATGATCTCATTAGAGCACAAATGGATATGCAAACAAGAATAGCGGCAGAACAAAAAAAAATGTATGAATCACGTGCACAAGCAGAAGTATTAGCAATGGAACAAAAAATGAATGCACTTAAAGAAGATGCAAGACAAAAGAAAAAAAAGAACCAAGCACAATTTGCATCTTCTGGTTTGCTTTTTGATTCACCATCCTATGGTGCATTCCTTAAAGAAAATAAAAGATTACTTAAAAAGGATTTACAAAATGCTAAACTAATGGGATATGAACGAGCAGAAAATGCTATGTTTGGTGCACGACAAGCAGTATTATCTGGACAAGCAGCACAAATAGAAGGACAAGCAAAATTATCAGCTAGAAGAACAAGACTTCTTGGACAAGCAGGTCAAGCAGTAGGTGATGTAATAGGATTAGGAATGGATATTTATTCTTTAACATAGATTATGGCAGAACGATATAAACCAAAAGTAGACTATGTATCTCAAATAGCGGTACAACAACCCTTTGGAGCACAAAAGGTTGCACGAGCATTTGAAGTTGCACAAAGAGAACAAGAACAAGCAAATGAGGTATTATTTAAAGGTGCTGAATCATTAGGTCGTGCTGTTGAAAAAGTTAAAACTAAAAAAGATATAGAAAATTTTACAGTAGATTTTGAAACTATAGATAAGGTAGATGCACAAGGTAATGAGTATTCAATAGAACGCCCAAAACCTATGAAAAACAAAGTGTTTTTCTTTCAAGAAAATCGTCAACAATATGAAAAATTTGCGGCACTAAAAACAAAACAAGAAATTTCACGAAGTCTGCAACAACAAGCAGGTGATATAAAAAGACGGGTACAAACAGAGTTTGGTAATAATCCGCAAGAGTTTATAGCACAAATGCAACCGGTATTAGAAACAATTAAAGAAGCCTTGCCATCAAAATTTTATAATTTATTAGAAGGTGATATAGATGATATATATGCACAAAATGTTACTAGTATTGAAAATTCATTTGCTCAAGAACAACAACGAGCACAAAATGCAGAATATGAAGATTATATAAATGTGACATCAAATACTATTATATCTCATTTAAATAATAATAAGTTAGATACAGCTAAATATTTAATTAATGAAATAGAAGAATCTGGTATTGATTGGAAACAAACAAGTAGTAGTGCTCGTATTGGACATAATACTAACATACAATCACTAAAAGATACTGTAGGTTTTTATGAAAAATATGGTAGCTATTTGCCCGGACTTTCAATAGCTGATCAAACACCAAATGGACAAGCAATAAATTTACATAATCTAAATTCTTTTAAAGCATTAATAGATGGTGTAGGTGATGTAAAATTATTTAGTAGAAAAAACAATATTGATACTCCAGATGTTACTATAACTTTAGATCAATTTAATAATGATTTTGCACTTAATAGTAAAAGTCGTACTGCTTTACGAACAGCAATAACACGTAGAATATCTATGTTAGATACAGAAACATCTACAGATAATTTAAATGATAAGTTATTTAGGTTAGCTGATTTTGTAGGTGGAGAAAATCAATTAAAAGGTAATACTAGTATTGAGTTTGTTAATTTAACCTCTTTACTAAGTAGTTCTAAACCAGAAGAACGACAGGCGGCGTTTGCTATATTTAAAGCCAATCCAAAATATGGAATAACAGAAGGCAATGAATTTGATGCTAATAATGTATCACATTATTCTATACCTATTCTTCATCAGTTTGCTTCTGGTAAATTAAAAACAGTTATAGAAAATAAAATTTTTAGTAAAGATATTAAATTTTTAAATGAGTTGTTAAGTTTTACTGTGGCTAATCAATATGGCACAACTTACAATGCTAGTCATTTAGATTTATCTCCAACAACAGAAAGATACCTTACTTATTTAAGTCAAATACGAGTTGGCAGAGATTTAGAAGAACAAGACCTGCACGAAATAACATCTTTTGAAGCATTAGAAAGGGATATAAGTGATGTTAAAACAAGTCAAAAAATGACAAATATAGAAGATGGAGTAAGGGATGCAGTAACTAATTTATTTGAAGGTACATTTAATCGCAATGAATTTCAACATATTGATCCAACTATAAGAGATCATATACAAAATAGAATAATAAATAATATACATTTTTTGAATTTAGAAAAAGGTGCAGTAACAGAAGAAGCAACTAGAATAGCACAAAACTTAAAAGATAAAGGTATTATTGGTATAAGTGAATTTAACACAGCAGGTAAAACTAAAGGTGAAAGGGCTACTGCATTTGATGATTTTCTAGGGGGTATACGTTTAGCAGGAAAAACTAAGTATGAAGACCTTACGTGGTATCCTATAAACAGATTTTATATAGTTAATCCTAATACCGGCAAAGTAGATAGTAAATTTATTGAAGCAATGATGTATAAAAAATTTTTAGAATCTGATCAAAATGCAGAACGAGATACACCAAATCCAAAATATAAAAAAGGATTTTTGTTTATTACGCCTGTTGTACAAGATGGTAGAGCACCTATAAGAGATGCTGATAAAATGGAATATACAATAAAAGTAATAGGGCCAGAAGGAGAAAGAGAATTAACAAAAAATGGTGAAACAATATTTTTGCGACCCCAAATAGAAAGAGCAGAAGTAGATAAGTTTAATACATCACAAGGGCGAACACGTAGATTAATTAAAGATATAAGTGAAGAAACAAGGTATCAAACAGAAGTTAATGGAGAAGCAGGATACAAACAAATACTAAGTGATTTAAATTTAGTTGATGATGAAGAAGCATATAAAAAATATTTTAATGAATATACAAAAGACATACCTTAATAATGTTTAATACACCACCACAACTACACGCACAATTACCAAAAGAAAAACAAAAACTTGAGTTTTCTCGTAATACTGTAAGTCCAATAAAACGAGATGTAGAGTATCCAATACAACCAATATCACAATTTTATAATGATGAACAATCAGGATTTGCAAACATTAGAGATGCGTTTTTTACGGAAACAACTATGGGTGCGTTTGCTGATAGATTATTGTATGAAAACGAAAAACTACCTCCACCAGATCCTACGTTTAATCCTTTTAGTGATATTGTAGGGTATGAAGATTATGCTAACGCATTTGTAGGTTCGTATAATCAAGCAATGAATAATAGAATAAAAAGTCGTATTGATCGTCAATTATATAGAAAAGAACGTAGAGGCGACCCAACCTTTCTATCTAGTTTAGGAGCACAAGCATTTGAACCAATTAATTATATGCCAATCTTTTGGATAAAAGGTGGTAGTTTTTTTTACAATGCAATTAAAGCCGGTGCACAAGTTGGAGCATTAGAATTACCAAATCAATATGTACGATATAAACTTGATCCTACAGTAACGACATCTGAAATGTATTCAAGTGCAGGATATGCTACACTTTTTAGTAGTGTATTAGTTGGTGCATTATCTAAATTTAGAGGAAGGTTTGGTGAAGAAGAAACAATAAAACAATTTGGTACAAAAAAAACAGATGAATGGTTTTCAAGATATTTTAAGCAACACGACAAAGCTGAAAATAAAATGAATTTAAATAATACAACATTTGATTTTGATCCTAGAAATTTAGAATCTGGAATTGTATATGCAAAAAGTAAAACAGATCGTAATTTTTATAATCAAGATAAAAAACCTAATACAACAAGTGGGCACGTTAAAGCTAAAATTTTAAATAATTCTGCAGATCCTGATAAAAGATTTGAATCATTTTCTAATATATACACAGATGCACAAATACGAAATAAATTAAATAATCCATTAGATAAAGAATTACCTCTTGATATTACAGCAGTTGCAAAAGTTGCAGAATATAAAGAGAAAAAAAAGGTAGTGTTTTTTGATGAGGTAGTAGCACGAGCACAATTTGCAAAAAAACTACACGTTGAACAATTTAAACAATTAAATTTACCATTACCAGATTTTTTTAAATCTGTTGATGATTGGTTTCATTTTAATGTTACACGTGCAATAGCAGAAAAAGTTTATGTGCCAAAACAAAAAGGTGAAAATAAAATACAGCATCAACGCCGTGCAACAGAATGGACAGTTAATTATATTAAAAGACCAGAGAATGCGTACTCTGTTACTGATTATGAAGGTATGTTAAAAACATTAGAAAAATTAAGTCCGTTACGTCGTGGTTTAGAAACTGTATTTAAAAGCAAAACATTGTCTAATGAACAAAAAACTAAACTAACACGAGATTTGTATGGTACTACAGGTAATGGTTCTACTCGTTTACATCTAAATAAAATGGGTATTGCATCTCCGCAATCTATACAAATTAATATGTTAAATATACATTTTGCTAATTATATGAAAGCATCTAATGCCCTACAAAATGCGTATAGTAAATTTTATGGATTTGATTCTACTACAAGTAATTTTCAACAACGATTTACAGGTGCGGCAATAAGCACACGTATAGCAAAAGATAGAGCCAAAAATTTTTTACTAGGCCAACGAGAAAAAAGTAAAGTACATATGACTAAAGAAGAATTTTTTGAATTAGTAGGAGAATCACGAATTGATCCTACTCGTTTACAAAAATTTACTGAAGAACAACAAGCGGCAATACGAGAAGGAATGAAAGCATCAGAAGAATTTTTTGATGTATATTTAAAAGAAGCAAGTAATCTAGGAATGTTTGCAAATCAAAATAGTGTTGGTGCTATTATAGAAAGATTGCGACCTGTTCTTAAAGAAGTTACTGATTATTTAGATGATACAAGTATAAAAAAAACAAAAGCACAAATAAAAAGAGCCGAAAAATTAAAAACAAGATTAACAAAAGACTTAGAAAGTCATACACAAGACATTAGAATATTACCTAATGATACATCTATATTAGAAGGTTATGTACCTTTAATGCCACGTAGAGATAAAATATTAGCAAATCCATTAAAATTTAAAGCAATTTTACGAAATACTTTTGAAAGAATAACACCAAAAAGTAAAGCTGATCCTAAGTATCAAAATATAAAAACAAAAATTATAAGACGAGGATTACACAAAGAATACAGAATATTGACAGATTTTGAATTAAACAACAAACAAACATCTCAAGCATTTAAAAATGTTTATCTTGGACAAGAAAGAGAACTACTTATAAGAGCACAAGTAGATATTGAATATGGTCGTATGTTACACGAAACTGCGGCATTTAATGATATAGATAATATTAATCAAATAGACAAAACATATACAGGTAAAGGTAAAATAGGCACTCGTCATTTATTAGAAAGAACACCTATAGATCCAAAAGAAATTATAGATTTTATTGAAACGGATATAAATCATTTAATGAAGATGTATCAAAAAAAAATGGGTGGAGCAATAGAATTTACAAAACGATATGGCGATCCACATATGCGAGATTATCTTAACAATTTAGAATTAGAATTAATACAAACCGGTGTAAAAGATACAGAAATAAATAAAATATTAAACTCATTTATTGATGAAAAAGATAAAATAATAGGTACTTTTTTTACAGGAGATCCTGCATCTTTTACATCACGTGCTGTAATGCTTGTTAAAAATATGATTAATCTTGCGTATATGGGAACAAGTAGTGTTGCGGCAATACCTGAAACAGCACGACCAATAATGGCTCACGGCTTTGAAACTGTAATGGATAAAGGTATGGGTACACGAGCATTTTTTGGTGTACTAGATGATTTTTCTAAAGCCAATCTAAAAGATATGCAACAATATGCACCTCTAATAGAAATGTCGTCTGTTTCAACTAATAAATATGTAGCTGATGGTGGTATATCTCTTGATGCTACAAGAAGTGGTAGTGTACTTGACAAATATTTTGGACAATATGCAGAAAGAGCACAAGAAATATTTTTTATTGCCAACGGATTACAACCTATAACTCATTGGCAAAAAACTTTTACATCATTATTGTCATTACATAGATTTATAGAAGATTCTATAGCTTGGTCAAAAGGCAAACTTAATAAAAAAAGTCAAGAAAGAATGTTGTCATATGGCATAGATGAAGAAACAGCTAAACTTATTGCTCGTATGCCATTTGATACAATGACACAAGGGCCGAATATTAAACCTGTATATTTAGCTAATGTATCTAAATGGGATACTATTGAAGGTGGTATGACGGCAAGAGAACGATTTATGAATGCTGTAAGACAAGATACAGATAGACAAATTGTAACACCTACGTCTGCAGATCAACCAAATATGATGAGTGGTGTAATAAGAATAAACAGCGAATTAGTTAATAATTTATGGGAAAACAAAGCATTTAGAACATTTATGCAATTTGTAACTGCAGGTAATATAGATAAAACACAGTTTGGTATAAAATTAAATGCCATGCCTATACAACTTTTAACACAATTTTATTCTTGGGCAATGGGAGCAAACACAAAAGTATTATTATCTATGGCACAAGGGAGAGAACCATTAGCACATACAATAACAGGATTGTTTGCTATAATAGGATTAGGTGGATTATCTGATAGAATTAAAAATCCAGATTATTATGAAAATAAATCAACAGCAGAAAAAATTGTTAGATCAATAGAACTATCGGGAGCATTAGCTTTATTAGGTGATTTAAATTTTTCTTTAGAAACTATATCACAAGGTATGTTTGGCACACCAATAGGTATAAGACCTTTAATTGGTGCAGAACCACGTTTTGCAAACCCTGATGAACACTCTGCAATAGGAGAAGTTATAGGAGCAGGACCAGAAGCTATGTATGATGTCATACGTATTTTTGCTGACCCTGACTTGTCTAATGAAGAAAAACATAATACAATAAAACGACTTTTGCCACTTAGTAATTTACACTATATAGGAGATGGTATAAGAAATTTATATGATATAGCATTTGGAATTGAAGAATGACAATAGCATCAGCACAAAATACAGGTAGACAAGTTTTTACAGCTACAGGTGGACAAACTGCGTTTACTATTACATTTGAATTTTTTGGTATAGCAGACCTTAAAGTTTATAAAAATGGCACATTAGCTACATACAATGCTAATCCTACTACAACTACTACGTATAAGGTAACAGCTAGTAATTCTTCTAGCGATAGTGCATATGAGTTTGGTACAGGTGCAGTTATTACATTTGGTTCTGGACTTACAGCTAATGATAAAGTTGTAGTTGTTAGACGTATTACTATAGAAAGAACAACAGATTTTCCTGTCAATGGCACATTTGATATTACTGCTTTAAATACAGAATTAGATAAAGCTGTTGCTATATTTAGTGACAATAAAGATCAAATTACAAGAAGTATAAGATTAACAGATGGTGATGACACAACACCTACATTATCAGTACCGGCAACTAGAGCCAATAAAATATTATCTTTTGATGGTTCTGGTAATGTTTCTGTAAGTTCACAACCTATTGCAGGTGGTGTAACAGTAAGCACATTATCACCCGGAGCATCAGCTACAGCATCTTATAATACATCTACAGGTGTATTAGCATTAGGCATACCACAAGGTGCAACAGGTGCAACCGGTGCGGCAGGAGCAGATGGATCAGATGGAGCAGATGGTGCAGATGGCACGGGTACTATGAATAATTTTAGTATTACAGATGGATCTACATCACAAACAATATCAAATGGAAATACATTAACATTTACTGCAGGAACAAATATGCAAGTAGCTGTAAGTGCAACGGATACAGTAACAATTACTAACACAGCACCCGACCCTGTTGCATTAGCTATTGCTTTAGGTTAATATAGGAAACATTATGGCTAATACATTTAAAGTAAAAACAAAAGCAAGTGTAAATCATAGTGCGTTAGATACAATCTATACTGTGCCTTCAAGCACAAGTACAGTTGTGTTAGGTATGGCCTTGTGTAATAAAACAACGAGTGCAATAACTGCAGACGTACAATTAGTAAGTGATACTTCTGATACAGAAACTAATGCTAACATCTTTTTGTTAAAAGCAGTAGATATACCGGCTAACACTACACTTGAAGTGTTTGGAGGACAAAAAGTTGTCGTGCAAACAACTGATGTTGTTAAAGCACAAGCAAGTGCATCAGCTTCATTGGATGTAGCATTGTCAATTATGGAGATAACCTAATGGCTTATCTTGGTTCTACTCCTACTACATCTTCACAATCGCTTGTTAAACAAGATTTTTCTGTTAGTGCAACTCAAAACTATACATTGTCGCATTCCGTAAGTAGTGCTAATGATATAGCGTTATATATAAACAATGTAAGACAAGAACCTACCTATGCGTATTCTGCCTCTGGTACAAGTTTAACACTAACTGCCGCAACAGCAGGTACAGATGATATGTATTGTATATATTTAGGTAGAGCCGTAGGTACAATTAATCCTGCAAGTGGTAGTGTTGGTTTATCACAGTTATCAGCATCAGGTACAAAAAGTAGTAGTACATTTTTAAGAGGTGATAACACTTTTGCAGAAGCTGGTGGAGGTAAAGTATTACAAGTTGTACAAAATTGGGATGATCAATATGCAACATATTCTAATACAAGTATAGATGCACAAGCCACAGTATTGAGTCAAGCTATAACACCAAGTGCAACATCTAGTAAAATTTTAATTCAAGTTAATTTATGTGTAAGTTGCACAACTGATGGTAATAAACATTTTGGATTAGTAATGTATAGAGGTTCAACTGAAATTGGAAGTGGTGATAAGGCAAGTTGGAATTCCGGTGTTGGAGAAACGCATAGTGCTACTGAGCAAGTAAATTACTCACAACCGGATAAAATACTTACGGGAATATATTTGGATTCTCCAAATACTACATCAGCAACTACTTATAATATGAAAAGTTATATTTACGACTTTGGTAGTTCTATTAGTGCAAAAACTTTGGTAGTAAATGGAGGTGGTTATGCTTACAATAATAAGGAAACTGTTGTTACATCATCAAGTATAACTTTAATGGAAATAGGTGCATAATGGCAATAATAGCAGATGCAATATTAGCTTTAGATGCAAAAGCAAAGGTAAAAGTTGTAGGTGAAGATTATGATAAAATCACTTGGTTTGATGACAATCCAAATAAAATTACTGTTGATCAAATCAAAAAAAAGAAGGCAGAATTAGATAAGGTAGATAAAGCTAATGAATATAAGATGCAAAGAAAAAAAGAATACCCAAGAATAGAAGATCAACTAGATACTATTTATCATAAAGGTATAGATGAATGGAAAAAAACAATTAAAGCAGTTAAGGATAAATACCCAAAGGAGTAGAAAGAAGGTAAATATGGCAAGTTTAGATAAAAAAATAGAAGCATATATGGGAAGAACTGTAGATTTTATGACAGAAGTAACTTTGCAAGATGATGGTAAAGGTGCATATATTGCTGAATGGAATATAAAAGATAAAGCTAAACCCACAGATGACCAACTTAAAGCTAAAGAATCTGATGCAGATAAACTAGAAAAAAATGCAACAGTAATAGATAAGAGAAAAGCAGAGTATGGAACTGTTGAACAACAGCTTGAATATATAACAGAAAATGGATTAACCAAGTGGCAAGAAAATGTTACTGCAATAAAAAAGAAATACCCAAAGGAATAAAATATGCCATTAAGTAAAATACAAGCTGATTCAATGAACCTAGCCGATACTTATGCTTTTACAGGTACAGTAAGTGGTGCAGGAGGACTAATTAAATTAGCATCAACAACAATAGCAAGTGGCTCAGAAGCAACAGAGGGATTTGTTTTTGCAAGTGTTTTTACTTCTACTTATACAAATTACAAGATATATTACAACATAAGAGAAAAAGCTAGTACAGCTAATGCAAATAATGGTGCATTACTATTTAGATTTGGAAGTAGTGGTAGTGTAGGTACAACGGGGTCTACAACTATTAAACATACAATACAGTATACTAGAGGAGACAACACAACAAACGGAGTTGTTTATGGAGATGGTTATGACATAGGAACACTTTGTCAAAATTTTTCAGCAAATGAAGATGTTTACGCAAGTGGTTTTTGTGATGTGCTTAACCCACAAGTAAGCACAGACCCAATGTGTGTTATATCTAATACACTAATGCACGGAAGTTCAAGTGTAGATTATTGGGAAAATGGTATGAATATAGCTACTGCAAATACATCTTATGATACTATTTCCTTTATGTTAGGTGTAGGTGGTGGTGGTGGTGGTAGTTCACTAAACCATACAACGACAAAATTTGAATCATACGGAACAGTAACTGTTTATGGAGTAATTAAGTAATGCCTTACATTGGACAAGAACCTATTACAGGAAACTTTATTAAGTTAGACACCATATCTGTTGTTAATGGTCAAGCCGCCTACACTATGCAATATAATTCTGCAAACTATGTTCCGGCTAGTGCCAATCACCTTATAGTGAGTCTAAATGGTATCGTTCAAAATCCCGGCTCATCATTTTCTGTATCCGGATCAACAATAACTTTTGCATCTAATCTTGTTACTGGTGATGTTATAAATTTTATTTTAGTATTAGGTGATGTTCTTAATATAGGTACACCTAGTGATAATACTGTAACCAATGATAAGTTAGCTACTGCACCTACAATTATATCAAAGGGAGCAGGATCAGATTCGGGAGCAATAAAATTAAACTGTGAACAAAATACTCATGGAGTAACAATTAAAGGGCCACCGCATAGCGCCGCACAATCATATGTTTTAACCTTGCCAAGCACAGCGCCTGTTGCTAATAAAGTCTTACAAACAGATGGTAGTGGTAATCTTTCTTTTGCTAGTGCAGGTGGCAATGCACCTGCATTTATGGCAAATAGAAGTGCAAATATAGCAGTTACAAATAACGCAAGAAATAAAGTTCAATGTGATACAGAAATATTTGATTCTGGTGGACAATATGATAATTCTGGTAATTTTAGATTTACACCCACAACAGCAGGAAAATATTATGTATTTGGTAATGCTTTTCTTATTTCTGGAAATTCACAAGTAAATTGGATACTTAATGAAATTTGGAAAAATGGAACAAGTGGCACCAGAATATCAGCATCTAATGACCATAGAAACAATCCGGGAAATAGTGGTAATCATTATGTAGGTGGTATTTTAGATATGAATGGTTCTAGTGATTATATAGAATTATATACATATCCCGGAGTTACAAGTGGAACGCCTGTTATAAGTGGTACTAATACTTCACTTGATACATATTTTGGTGCATATTTATTAGCAGGAGTATAAAAAAAAAATATGGCAATAATTAGAGCAAATTCAAGAACACTAGCTGATGTAAGTACGGGCAGTAATATAATAGAAATGTTATCTAGTCCTTGTAATGGCACACAAGTAACTGTGCCTAGCGGAACATATACAATGCCTGATATTACATCAAGACAAAGATTACCAACCAGTTATGAAGATATTACTGGTTCAAGTATTTCTTATACAGCTCCTTCTGGCACTACAAGAGTTGTATATAAATATATATTTCAAACACAATATGATGGAACTAATTATAATGGTTTACATATAAGGTTTTATTTAGATGGTACGGAAGTAACAGACGGAAGAACAACTTTTTATGGTAATTATTTAACAGGAAGATTTGAATATCAATACACAATTAATTGTAATGCAAGTTCAGCAAGTACAGCACATGGAGATATTACTTCTTGGTCTGGTGCAAAAGTTATGAAACTACAAGGTAGAGAATACGATAGTGGAAACCAATGTAAATTACATGAAGCCGCTCTATGGGATGGAGGTAGTTCAGCACAACTTGTAGTACCTCATTTAGAAATTATATCATTAAAGGATTCGTAAAAATGGACACACGTACTATAAAAGATGTAGCTAAAGAAATGAGGGCACACGAAAGAGAATGTGTCGTGTATAGACAAATGACAGGTCAACGTCTTGATGCTGTTGAATATCGCATAAAAAGACTAGAGGTATTGCTATGGTCATCAAGTGCATCTATTATTGGATTGTTGATAACTATAATACTTGGTCTTTTATATGGAAGAAGTTAGATTAACATACAAAGTTAAAAAGCACCGCAAACAATATGTTGTGGTTATAGAAGCCAAATCCTTTGACAGTTTAAGTGAAGCTAAAGAATTTATAGAATCTGTAGGCTTTGAAGAATATCACGAATACGAAAGAGTACATTAATGATTGATCCGCTCTCAGCATTTGCCGCAGTTAAAACTGCACATTCTGTAATTATGAAAGGTATACAGGTAGGTAAAGACTTGTCTAGTCTAAGTGGGTATATATCTAAATGGGCAATAGGTGAAGCTAACATTGAAATACACGCAGAAAAAAAAGGGAGATCCTTGTTTGGTAAGTTTAGTTCGGTAGAACAAACAGCGATAGAAGCCCATCTTCGTAAAGAAGAACTTGCTCGTATGCGTGATCAGTTGCGTGAAATTTTTTTATTATATGGCTCACCGGGTCAATGGGAACGATTGCAAGGTGAGATTGCTAGTGCCCGTGCTGAAAAAAAAAGAGAGTTAAAACGATTAGAACAAGAACGAGAGCGTAAGAAAACAATTATAGTTGCATCATTAGCTATTGCAGGACTCTTGATTTTTATATATTATGAGTTAAAGTTATTAAAGTTGATATGACGTTTGAAGATTTAGACATAATGGCAAAGACAATGTGGGGTGAATCTCGCAACCAAGACACAAGTGGTCAGATTGCTGTAGCTAGTGTTATAAAAAACAGAGCCGAGGCTAGACGTTGGTATGGCAACACACCAAAAGAAGTCTGTTTAAAAGAATGGCAATTTAGTTGTTGGAATGAAGGTGATCCTAATAAAGAAAAGATGGAGAACTTACCAATGGTAGATGAAGTTTATTTAAAAATGTTTGCCCTTGCTCATTTGGTATTAGAAGAAAAGATAAAAGATAATACAGAAGGGTCAACGCATTATCACACTACAAACATTATGCCTAAATGGGCACAAGGCCAAACGCCTGTAGTTACTATTGGCGATCATAAATTTTACAATAATATAATCTAATGTTACCTTTACTTGCACCTATAGCTAAATCAATATTTTCTACTGTAGATAAAGTTATTACATCTAAAGCAGAAAAAGAAAAAATTAAAGCTGAGTTACAGCATAAAATTATTACAGGCGATCTTAAAGAAATAGAAGCCGCCGCAACTGTAATACAATTAGAAGCACAAGGTACGTGGTTGCAAAGAAGTTGGCGACCAATAATGATGTTATTGTTTGCCGCACTAATGGTAGCACATTGGTTTGGATTTACTGCACCTAACATTCCTGAGTCCGTGCAAAATTCATTACTAGATATTATAATGATTGGTGTAGGTGGTTATACTGTTGGGCGTAGTGCAGAGAAAATTGGACAGCAATGGCAAAACAAAAACAAAAAACCATAATAGATTATTTGGAGGCAAAAATGTCAAGCATAGAGAAGGCTAGAAGGGTGTGCAGTAAGGTTTGGGGTAAGATTATACTTCAGATTTCAGCTTACCCTCTATACTCAGCTATAGCCGTTGTAGGGCTAATTCTACTTTTATTCTACCTATAGATTAATCTTTTTTTTGATACTCTTGATAATTGTATCTATATTCTAGGGGTACAACTATAATTTCTCCTTTGTGATCTTTAATGGGTATGCCATTATCGTCAACTATTTGCCCTTGTTCATTAATCTTGTTCATTACTCTGTTTTAATATATCTATAAATAAAGGCAAGTCTAAACATACCATTGTTGTGCCGTGGTCTTTGTGTAGGCACAGCAAGTCAGCACCAGACTTCCATCTTTCTAGTGTTTTAAATCCTGCTCCGTCTTTTCGTGCTTTTACTTCTA